TGGTTCTTCTGGTGTGATAAATTACTCACACTACAAGTCCACTATAGCTGGCTTAAGAGCTGACTTACAAGCTAAAGGGTTATTGTAATTTGTTGTTTCGCCTTATTTAATAAGGTAGAAAAATGACTGATAATACTTTTGAAAATACGGATTTAGTATCCGATCTAGTTATTGCACGACTAGAAAACATGCTTAAAAAAGGCTCTATTGTTGGCCGTGAACTTGAAGGTGACTTTAACACAGCTAAATATGGTCAAATCATCAACATGCGTCGCCCTGTATACCTTGCCTCATCTGATGGAGCGGTTATCGGCGGCTCAGACACTTCTAAATTGGAAGAGGGCACTGTTCCTGTAGAGGTTTCTAATCGTAAGAAAGTTGTATTTGAAGTTAGCTCTGAAGAGTTAGCATTGAATGTTACTGACCCACGCATCAAAGAATACATTGATGAGATGGCTACAGAGCTTGCTACTCAGATTGAGCTTTCAATTGCTGAGGAAGCAGAAACTGGCTTCTGGAACTACATTGACGCAACTTCTGGCGCTACATTAAACGGTTTTGCTGATGCTGAAGCGTTTATGACTGAGCAGGGCGTATCTGAAATGGCCGACCGCTATGGTTGTGTTACTTCTTTTGTGTCTCGTTTATTGTCATCTGAAGTTTCAACTGCATTCTCATTCCCTTCTGTTGCTCGTGTAACTGAGGCGATGAATCGTGCAAAAGTTGGCGAGTACTCTTCAATTATGTTTATGAAGGATACTGTGCTGGCTACTCACGAATCTGGTGTTGCTACTGGTACTCTTTTGGTTAACGGTAACGATCAGAATGTTACTTATGACGCTGTTAAAAATACTTACACTCAGACTTTAAATATCGACGGTGCTACTGCATCTACTACTGGTATTTTCAAAGCTGGTGACGTAATCAACATTGAAACATTCGACGCTGTAAACCGTAAGACTCGTAACTCTATTGGTGAGTTGCAAGACTACTTGGTAGTTGCAGACGCTGACTCAAATGGTTCTGGTGAGGTTGCTTTAACTATCAGTCCTCCTTTGATTGCAGAGGCTGGTGTTGATGCGGCGTTTAACACTCTTGACCCTGAAGTCTCAGATGTAACTGCTATGGATGGATTGGCTGTTAGTGTTAAGACTGGTCAAAACGGCGCTGTACGTAAAGAAAACTTAATCTTTACTCCTAAAGCGTTCAGCTTGGCTATGATTGACTTGCCTGACGTAAACAAAGCAGGTGCTCAGAGTTCAACTAAGAACATCGAGGGCTTAAGCTTACGTTTAGTTCGTCAATACCAAATCGGTTCGGATGAAATCATCTACCGTATGGATGCATTATGGGCAATTAAGGCAATTCAGCCTTACCATGGCTTCCGTGTAGCTACAACTAAGTAAGACCAAGTAGGGGGCTTAACCGCCCCCTCTTTTTAAGGAGAGAAAATGAATAAACAGATTTTTATTTACGGTTTAACAGAGGGCGGCGAAGTAATGTGTCGCACCATCTTTGAGCGTGAATTCGAGGTGTTTGAAAAAAAAGGGTATAAACGAAACCCGTTACACCTCCCAAATAGTATAGAGCGTCTTTCTGAAGTTATTGTTAAGGGCAAGAAAGAGCAAGTAAAGGAACTGGAAACAGTTTTAGAAAGAATGGATGAGGCGGGTGATTCTGACTGTGAAAAGATTCAAGAATCAATTGCTTTGTTAGATGAAGAGATAAAAGAGAAAGAAGAAAGCAAAACCCTAAGCGAGAAAGAAATGGGTGAGTTTGGTGAGGCTTTTGATATCACTGTTGAAGTTGAGAATTTTCTTTTAAATCTCAAGTCAGAAAAGAGTAAGAAAAAGATTTGTGCCTTTTTGAACAAGTACGGCTATGTTGATCATAAGCAGTTTAAGGGCATGAAAGAGCTAAAGGCATACGCGAGAAAGAGTTTTGGCGACAAAGATTGAAATGATTATTGAGGGCTGGTCACTAGCTGGAATTCTTCCAGAAGAGACTGGCCTTGAGCCGGCTGAAATTAAGAGAAGTAATCTCTGGCTGAATCAGATTGTATCTAGGTATTACGATGATGGGATAATGGTTCCTTTCCTAATATCAGATGACTATACCGATGAGTCTGGCTGTACTATTGCTCAAGAAGAGGCTTTAGAGTATGCGTTAGCGGTTAAGGTTATGGGTACTTATGCGCCAGAAAGGCCGCTTAATGAGTCTTTAGTGGCAACCGCAAAGAATGCAAAAGTTACACTTAGGAATCGCTCATTTTCAACGGCTAAGAAGTCTCTACCTGCTACACTGGCTAGAGGTTCAGGTAATACCAGATTAGGTCGGAGCTGGAATAAAACGTTTTACACGAATAAATCGAGAGATCGTGTGATTTTAAACAACAAAGAGCCTATCGATGATAATGATGGCTCAATGTTAACTTGTCATCCTGAAACATTTAGAAGGGTTTAATTATGGGTACATTATCGGATGTTCCTTACGTAGATACCATGGCCAATGACGATACGTTCGTTATTAACAAGGGTAAACCTACACGGCAGATCACCAAGGCTGATTTTATAGCTGGTCTAGATATTCCTACTGGTGGCGGCTTTGCTAATGTAATTGATGCTACTGCTGGTAACTATTCTCTAGTCGCTCAGTCTGAATACTTTGAGACTATTATTTATATGAATGGTGATGAATTGACAATCCCTTCTGGTGCTTTCGAGGTTGGATCAATTTACACGGTGAATCATATAGACGGTGAGGGTTCAGGAATTGGAATTACTTTAGGTTCAGGTGTTACTTGTCAATTGGTATCAAGTGGCGTTAGCGAAATCGAGGCTCCTAACGATGGCGATGGTAGCACTTTTGCTAGATTTGTAAATATTGGTGCCGATTCTTGGCTTGCTTACGGTGATATTGTCGGCGCTCCTTAATGGCTTTATTACCTGTAACTAACGGTTTCTACTCACTTCCATCTACCTCAATCAGTAATCAGAAGTGCGTAAACCTATATACTCATGTGTCTGAGGCTCCTAGTGAGACTCAAGAGCAGTTATTGGGTTTTTCTGGTGTAACTGAATTAGGAGATAGTGGTTTTGGAAAGACAAGGGGAGACATTGAGTTTCAAAACGAGTGGTATCGTGTTGACGGCGAAACATTTATTAAAATCGACATTGATAACAATGTTACTAATCTTGGTCTCATTACCGGCTTTGGTCGTGTTTCTATTGCAGAAAATGGCGAGTCTATTTGTATTGTTGACCCAAATGGCAATTCCTATTTTTACGACAAAGACAACGGATTACAGCAGATTACGGATGCGGATTTTCTTTCCTTTGGTCGTGCGCGTTCGGTTGCTTATTCTGACGGCTTCTTTGTATTTAATACAGATAAGATTTTATTTCAGAGTTCAATTGTCTCGGTTAATAAAGGGCAAAATTTCAACGCGTTAGAATTCGATGATGCCGATCAATTTACTGATGATTTGGTTAGGGTTATTCGCTCTCAGGGTAACTTATACGCTTTCGGTGTTGAATCCTACGAGGTTTACAGGTTGAGACCTACTTCGACCACTGGTGAGTTTGCTTTTCAGCGTGTGACCGTTCAGAACAACGAGAGGGGCTTGAGAGGTCGCTTTAATATTGTTGATACTGACTCTGCTTTATATTTTATCGGTGGTGGTAAGTATGAATCCTCAAGTGTTTGGGAATTACGAGGAGCGACGCCTAAAAAGATTTCCACTGACGCTATTGATACATTAATCGAAGATGAGCCTACAGGTTTTGCTTTGGCTTGGGTTGAGCGTGGTCAGTTCTTTAGATCATTTACATTCGATACAACTACGATAGTTTATAACGCCCGCACAGGTCGATGGTGTGAGCAGCAAGAGAATTTATTTACCTCGGGTTCACGTATTCAAACGACTATTCACGTCTATGGTGATAATTATGTCTCAGATGATACTGGTAAATGGGGTGTAATGGATGGTGATGTATTCACTTTATTTGGGGATACTGTTTTAGATTTCTTCACCACAATGCCTTTCGGAAATAATCGTAAGCCTTTTACAGTTTCTAAGATTGAGGCTTTATGTCAAGCGGGTGTGGGAAATGACGAGGAAGAGAATCCGTCTATCGCAATGAGTTACTCCCGTGACGGTGGAGTTACTTTTACTAACGAAAGATACAAATTATTAGGCCGTCGCGGTGAGCGTCAAAAGAGACAGGTATGGCGTCAAATAGGTCGAATGGATGAAGATGTTGTG